CATCTACTATCAGGTTCTTTTTTCCCTGTAGGATATCCTTGACATAATCAAATGGGTTCATGATATTACACCAAGAAGTAATCGTTGCTTGTTTTTTTTAGACATACTTGTATCTCCAATAATAATATTATTCTTATCGAGATGTTGTGTGATTATTTTTTCCGCAGAAATTGTTGTGGCATAGTATCCATTATCTATGGAAGATTCCCAATCTTCTTTAGATATGTGACAGTAACATATAAACCATTTCATTCCATAAAGAGGATCAAAATCGTAAGATATAAGAAAGTAATCACCATCACGTTTTGAAAATTCACCTCCACGCCATTGTACATTAGATTTACCAGTTTTATCTGTTGTTGCCTTAGCTACTTTAATTTCAGCAACACCTTCCCAATCATTTAAAAAACTTTTTTTCTCCACAATCATATCGGGTTCATTATCATTGGATGCAATACGAAAAAGATAATCTTCAGATTGATATTTCTCATTCATAATTCCACATAATTTTTGAGGAACAATTCCACTGATAAGTTCTGACTTTACTTTATTGCTAATGCCAGTATACTTGGTTAAAGGTTTAATAAAGTCTTCTGTTTCTTTGATGGAAGATATCCAAATTTCCCTATCAAAAAAATAATTAAAAAGTTCAGGAGTTTCAGAAATCTGTGGAAAATCTATTCTTGTCACAGCACCCACTCTCTCGCAAAAGATTTGGCATCTTCCACATTGTCGAAATACTTTTCTTCACTTACATTCTTTTCCAAGCATGAAATGAATACACAATACCGATCATCATTCTCTATTACCATAGACACTTTGATACCATCATCTGAATAGTGTTCTGCTATTACATCCGCTCTCATTTAAAATCTCCTTCCGCCATTATTTGTATAAGACACGCAACAATATTTATTTCTTGGTCAACAACGAATGCTTGTTTGTATTGATAGTCGGCAAGAATTAAAATCACTTGTGGAATAGAATGTGGTTTGAGAAAATCGTATAAGTTATCATACAACTTGCGAAAGAACGTAGTCGAATCAATCTCATTGGTTGCAACCCATTTTCTAACTGCACCGAAGTCTTTGTCTTTGATATACTTCACTATCTCGGTGATGGATACATCGGCAACTTGAGCCAGAACACCCACATCAATTTTACCAAGTTGTGAATACCGTTGCAACTCATTTATCACACGGCGAAAGTCGGGGAAATGTTTTGTCACCAACTCGGCAACAACCTTCTTGTCGAACTCAACTTTTTCACTTTGTAGAATCGATTCAGTTCTCTTCAGAAACTCGGTTGCCATCTTTATCTTCTCACCATTCTTCAAACCGAATTCAATGACTGCCATTCGTGAATGAAGTGGTTCGATGATACGGTTCTTGTAGTTACACGTGAAGATGAACGAACAGTTACTTGCGAACTCTTCGATTGCACTACGCAGCGCAGGTTGTGTTGAATTTGGATTTAGATAATCGGCTTCATCGATGATGATAACTTTGCGTCCACCAGTAAATGACATTGATGACGCATAGTTTTTTATCTTGACTCGGAATGTATCAATGCCCGATTCATCAGAACCATTGATTACTAGGTAATCGCATCCCACTTCCTGACACAGTGCTTTGGCCACTGTCGTCTTCCCGACACCAGCGCTGCCTGTTAGAAGTAGATTTGGTATCTGTTTCTGACTTGCGTATTGTTGAAAGACTTCCTTCAATCTTTTGGGTAGAATACAATCCTCGATTGTTTGAGGGCGATACTTTTCTGTCCATAACAAATGTTCCATCGGAACCTTTCACATAAATCATAATAATCTCAAGAGAAACATCCCCCATTTCTGAGGGATGTTTGGACATGTAAACAATAATAAATTAAGGTTTATAGTTTTCAGAATCAACGAAGATCATTGTATTAACATCGGTTGGAAGTTGTGGAAGTCTCCCTACTATTCGCCAAGGAAAATCCCAATCAGCACCTTCTTTAAGACCAGCAACCTTCTTGATTCCATTTTCAATTCGTTTAATTTCTTCCTCCATCTTAATTACCTTGACAGAGAGAGGTTCTACGATTGTTGGTTGTTTGGTTTGTAATATGAAATATGATTTTTTTCCTTCTTCCAAATAACGAAACATTGCATTGATGATATATGAAGCTTCTTGATTTTCAGTTACGACATAACCAATTTCGTTACGAACCTCATCAAATTGACCAGAACATTTAAAACCTAATCCATCATTATCAAGAAATCTAACGGCATCTTGTTTATTGTAGGTAACAAACTGACGTTGAATAGGTAGATTTTGCGTACCATTTGTAGTCAAAGTTTCCCACTTTCTAATCACTTTATTCACAGCAGCATTTTTAGATCTTTGTGTAGCATGTACCCACCGTGTTTCGATGAAATTTCTAATGCTGTCTTCAGACTGGTCGATAATTGTTGTACTTGGATCTGACAATAATCGAATCGCCATCATAACAATATCATCTTCAGAATTAGGTCTTGAAGGTAAATGCTCATCATTACACTTTATTTGAATTAATGTAGTAGCTTCAGATTCAGTTAGACCAGAAGAATAATCATACTCATAAATATCAAAAACCCATTCTGTATAATCTAACATCTCAAAAACATCCATACGATGCAAACCATCAATCAATACGTAGTGCGTAGTTCCTGTTTGTTCATCAAATACAGCCTTTAGTATTAGGATTGGTACTGGTTGATCAGCACGAATTTTTTTATCAAATTTGATTTTAAGTTTGTCGATGTGATTATCATCTTTACCACCAACACGAGCTCCTTTTCCGATTACAGGTACTTTATCCCAACGAATATCATTGAACGGAACAACCCATCGTTTTATATATTTGAATCCCTCAAATGATTTAACTTCTGAAGTAAAATCAGCAGGACTTAGTCCAAATTTTTTAGATTTCTTTGGTTTATTAGATGCCAATGCTTTTGCGGCAATTAAAGCATCATCGAACGAGGACACATCATCAGATGAGGATGTAGATGAAAATAAATCATCATAAACAACAGACGAAACTTCTGGATTTGTCTTATCCATATTTTGTTACCTTTCATATTTTGATGGTTGAAAAGGAAAAAGTCAAAGTGGAATAAACCAGATTGAGATTAAACTCAAGAACCAAATAATTATTAAATTAGACCTGCACATCATCAGTTGAAAGTCGGTCACTCTCTCTCAACTGTATTGCTATTATATCGCCATCTACACTAGTCGTCAAGTATATTTACGGCAATCATGTAAAGAATTCTTCTAGTGTAGACTTGTGTTCTTTTGCGATGCGACTTTCTTGAAGTGGTTTATAATCTTCATTGAGTTCGCATCCCAAATATTGTCGTCCAAGTCTCAGTGCCATTGCTGCTGTCGTACCAGAACCCATGAAGGGGTCTAGGACGATGCCATTAGAAGGAGCACCCGCCAGTATGCATGGTTCAATTAACTCTTCAGGGAACACTGCAAAGTGTGCGCCTTTGAATGGTTTGGTATTGACTGTCCAAACACTACGTTTATTTCGTGTAGGTTTAATCATCAATGTACCATCTGCTTTTTTGTATCCACTGTGACCAACAAAACTTGTTCCACCACCACCCATACTACTGTCAAACTCTTTACGCACATTGGGTCGAGGTTGATTCATCGTGTGCTTTGTTTGTCCTGGTGCTCCATTTACAAGTTTGTGTGTGTCACTTAAACCACGAAGCATTCGTAATGCAGTCACATCTTGTATCGGTTCTTCTATTGCGACAGAATCAAAATGATACTTGTCTGATTTACTTAACAGAAAAATATACTCATGTGCTTTCGTGCAACGGTCTTTAACTGATTCAGGCATTGGGTTTGGTTTGTGCCAGATGATATCTTGACGCAGATACCAACCATCAGCACGAAGTGCAAAGGCAAGCATCCACGGTATACCAATCAAGTCTTTACCTTTCAAACCTTCCAACTTATTGTTTCGAGTTGGACTATGTGACGGTAAATCCTGCATGGTTTTAGAAACAGTCTGTTTGCAAAAGGCGTCAGTCCTACCACGATAGTTGTAGTAAGTGTCACCAATATTTAACCAGAGTGTGCCATCATCTTCAAGTACATCCCACACGCAACGAAATACTTCTACCATTGCATCCACATACATCTGTGGAGTTTCTTCTAAACCTATCTGTCCATCACGACCGTAATCACGCAGACCATAATAGGGCGGACTTGTTATGCAGGTTTGAGCTTTGATACCTTCTGCTGCCCACCTACGCATCGTTTCACGGCAGTCACCGAATTCAATTAGGTTCATTTAAACGAGCAACAACTTCAGTCATTGACTCTTTTATTTCCCAAGAATTTCCAGTAGCACCAAAGATGACAGTGATTGTTTCTCTATCTGGTTCTTTTTTCTTGGATTTCTTTTCTTCTGTGGTAGGAACATCTCTTTCAAATTCAAAGACGGACATCACACCATCACGATTAATAGCAATAGGTTTTCCACGATGTTCTTCTGCTGCATTGGTAAAATATTTTAACATTATTTTTTTGCCTTGTCAAATTTAGAGCCATTCTCAGTTGCAATCCAATACTGAATGTTGGCAGTTTCATGTTTAAAGTTTGCGATACCTTTCGATGAAATCTTGATGGAATAACCACCAGAAATCACTTTGAGATTTTCTGTTTTGAATATCATGCAATAGATATCACCATTACCTTCAGCAATCTCAATCGAATCAGTGTGTGCAGCATCATTAGTAGAATCAAATGTTTTCACAAAGACTTTACTACCATTCGATTCAACGGCAATGAATGGGGATGATAGAACATTCGCAGCTCGGAGAACCCAATCAAGATCTTCACCAGAAAGTTTTAGTGATATTTCTGGATTAGGCATCTCGATTGTTTTGTCGGGAGGAGTGACTATCATACTAGCAGCACAGAAACGATATCGAATCTTACTACGACCTTTCAATCCTGAGATAAGAATATTATTATCTTCAAAATCAAAAATCGGTTCTTCTTTGTGTAGAGAGATAACAGAAAGAAGATTATTCAAATCATAAACTCCAAACTCTGTTGGAATTTCTTCACTCACTATTGCTTCAGCCATGATATTTTTGCCAGTAGAAACGGTGCGAATCGTTTTACCTTTCTTAAAATATATTCCCTGATTGATTGAAGCAAAGTTTTTCAAGATACTTAGAGTATCATTAGAAAGTTTCATAATTATTTCCTTGTCAAATCATGATTGTGTATAGCCATGATAGCATAGTGTAAGACTTTCATCAAGTCTTTTCGGTTGTGTCCATCTTTATTGCCGTATCTCTGAGCATACTTCATGATGTTGCCAATACAGAAACCCTCACCGTGACCACTATCCATAATAAATTCAGTTGCCTGAAATTTGTTTTGTGAATAGTGTTCACCGTAAGTGGTGTCAACGTATTCTTTTATTTCTTTTAGAATACGTTCTTCACTGTATTTGTAATCAATCACAACTTACCAGTATACTGTGCAACTGCTGGCATATTACCAGTGAATGCATAGGTACCGATATGCTGTGTTCTCATCCACGGACATAAGAAGATTTGTCCACCCATCTTGCGCCACATCTGACAGAACATATAGTCCTCTGACAGATAACGATCTGAACCACCACCAACGATAGAATCTTTAGTGTCGATTACAGTATCAAAGTACGCATGGATGTATCGTGAACCATCAAAGTTGGCTTGACCAACATGGTCTGGTTTGTAACGAATGGTTGGATATTGTTCTGCCATTTTATCAAACACATGTCGTTTAACAAGCATATGACCAGTTCCAATTTCCATCACTTCTAATGGTTCGGTTACGGAGAATTGTTGCGTTCCTGCGACAACATTGAAGACGTATTCACCGACCAGATTCTCAAGTTCTTTTGGATTCAGGTCTGGATGTTTACGAGCTGTCTCTGCAATGTTATTCCAGTTGATAGACTTCTTCGGATACGGACCGCCAATAACATCTTTGTCAAGTGCAATCAGTGCCAGAATATCTTGGGGGTTATAATGAATATCAGAATCGATAAACAATAAGTGTGTAAAGTCTGTGCGAAGGAATTCATCTACCAAATAATTTCTTGCACGTGTGATGAGAGATTCGTTGAAAAGGAAGGAGAACTTCACTTCAACACCGTAACGCATCATCGTAGTTTGTAAGTCAAGACAGGATTTTACATACAGTCCATGTGACATACCGCCATACATTGGGGTTGCTACAAACAGTTTTGTTTTTTTGAGCTCTTCAGCGTTTAGTTGTATTTGCATAATTTATCCATAAAAAAAGAGTGGAAGCACAGATTATATATATGCTTCCACTCCACCAGAACCTAAACTATTTTAGGCAAAAGCGTTGATACCTTCAGCACGAAGAGCTTCAACACCAGCAGCAACAACTGCTTTAGTTGGTTTGCCCAAACGGTAGAAAGAAATCTGGCGACCATCTGCAAGAGTGCGATTGTTCAGGTAAATTGCGTTACCTTCTTTACGCAGTTCGCTGATGCGACTTGTTACATCTGACACACCCCACTTGGCACGAATTTGTGCGGCGGTCAATGTGTTGTAGTCGGTGTCTGTCTT